AGGTACATTATCAAATCTTCCCGGTGGTCTCAAGGCTCGTGGGCTACGCATTAAAGGCGATGACACTCCGATTGCTCCTGGTGAATGGCGTGATGTAGATGTACCAAGTGGTGCAGTGCGTGACAACATCTTACCGCTTCCTTACAAAGAGCCAAGCCAAGTTCTAAACCAATTGATGAATCAAATTATTGAAGAAGGTAGACGTTTTGCATCAGCTGCTGATATGAAAGTATCTGATATGTCTGCTAATTCTCCAGTAGGCACTACATTAGCTATTCTTGAAAGAACTCTTAAAGTAATGTCAGCTGTACAAGCTCGTATTTACTATGCAATGAAACAAGAGTTTAAACTACTTAAAGTTATTATTCGTGATTACACTCCAACAGAGTATTCATATGAACCTGAAGTAGGTAATAGACGCGCCAAACAATCTGATTACGATAATGTAGATGTAATTCCTGTAAGTGATCCTAATGCTGCAACTATGTCACAGAAAGTGGTTCAATATCAAGCCGTGATGCAGATGGCAGCTCAAAGTCCACAAATCTACGACCAAGTAGAACTTAATAAACAAATGTTAGAAGTACTTGGTGTTAAAAATATTGGAAAACTTATACCATCAGCTGATGACCAAAAACCAAAAGATCCTGTATCAGAAAATATGAACATTATTAATGGTAAACCGGTTAAAGCGTTTATTTATCAAGATCATAAAGCTCATATTCAAGTACATATGTCCGCTATGCAAGATCCTAAAATAATGGAAATGGTAGGACAAAATCCACAAGCAGGCGCAATTCAAGCTGCAGCTATGGCACATATTAATGAGCACGTGGCATTTGAATATAGAAAACAACTTGAAGAACAATTAGGGGTTCCACTACCTAAACCTGATGAAACATTACCAGAAGACGTTGAATTTGAATTATCTAAAGTAATGGCAGAAGCAGCACAAAAACTATTAGCTAAAGATCAAGCAGAAGTTCAACAACAACAAGCTGAACAACAGCAACAAGATCCAATCATTCAAATGCAACAACAAGAGTTACAGCTTAAAGCTCAAGATATTCAAATTAAAGCTCAAAAAACTCAAGCAGATATTCAAGCCGAACAGCAAAGATTGATGCTAGATAAAATGCGTATTGAATCTCAAGAACGTATTGCTGGTGCTCAATTAGGCGCTCAATCTGTAAAAGATAATAAAGAGTTAGAAGCTAGACAGTTTGTAGAAGGAACTAGACTTGGTGTAGAAGCAGTTAAAGCTAGACAAGATTTAGAGGTAAGAAAAGAACAAACTGAAAATCAACGCCAACAAATGATGCAACAAAGGAATCAACAAAAACCCAAAGAGGAGTAAACCATGGATCAAACGCTAGAGCTATTATTGTCTCGAATAGAGGATCAGCGCAAAACAGTTTTAATAAATTTAGGAGACGGAGCAGCAAAAGATTTTGCTTCGTACACTAATATGACAGGATATATACGAGGTCTATCCGTCGCAGAAAGTATTATAAAAGACCTTGCACAAAGAATGGAGACATTTGAAGATGAGTGATAGTGGGCAAATAGTTACAATGAATAAGGATTTGGTAGATGCAAATGGTCGCCCAATTATTATTCCAAAGCTTGAAGATATAGATGCAGAAGATATACCAATTGAAGAACGTGGTTTACAGTTACCTGAGCCTAAAGGATACAAGATACTTTGTGCAATTCCTGACGCTGCAGAAACTTATCAAGGTGGTATTGTAAAAGCAGATTCAACTAGAACTATAGAAGAACATTCAACTGTAGTTTTATTTGTAGTAAAAGTAGGTGATTTAGCTTATAAAGATGAGACTAGATTTCCTACAGGTCCATGGTGTAAAGAGGGTGATTTTGTTCTAACACGTGCATACGCAGGTACTAGATTTAAAATCCACGGAAGAGAATTCCGCATTATTAACGACGATACCGTTGAGGGTGTAGTTCAAGACCCACGCGGCTATACACGCGCATAGGAGAAATATATGGCTGAAGTAAAAGATGGTGACATTGTATTTGAATATCCAGACGACGATGAAATTCCAGGTAGTACTAGTAACAAGTTACCTGACGAAAAAGAAGTTTTCATTCAAAAAGGAAAAAATGAAGTTTCAGTAGAAACAAAAGCAGACGATATTGATCTTGAAATTGAAGACGATACGCCCCCTGCAGATAAAAATAAAGAACCTTTACCTAAAGAAATTGTAGAAGAATTAGAAAATGATAATTTAGAAGAGTATTCAAGTAAAGTTAAACAACGTATGGCGCAACTTAAAAAAGGTTGGCATGACGAAAGACGCGCTAAAGAAGCTGCTGATAGAGAACGTCAAGAAGCTATTAGATATGCACAACAAATTACGGATGAAAATAAGAAACTTAAAACTACTCTAGAGTCAGGTGAATCAACTTATATTGAAACACTTAAAAACGCTCTTGAGAGTGAACTTGCTTTAGCTAAAGAGTCTTACCGTAAAGCTTATGATACAGGTGAAACAGAGAGTATAATTGATGCACAACAAAAGATGAATGATGCTCAGTTTAAACTGTCTCAAGCTAAACAATACGAGCCTAGATTTAAAAGTGCTTTACAAGAGCCTGAAAATCCTGTATATATACAACAAAATCAAACTCAAATTCAAAAACCTGACGATAAAGCTCTTGCTTGGCAAGATAAAAACGAATGGTTTGGAAAAGATGAAGAAATGACAAGCCTTGCATTAGGCTTACATGAGAAATTAGTTAGGAGTGGGATCAGTCCTTCTTCTGACGAATATTACCGTCGTATAGATAGTACGATGCAGAAACGATTCCCAGAAAACTTTGGGGATGCAACGCTAGACGAGGAAAAACCCGCCGAGCGCACAAAACCTTCGACTGTAGTTGCCCCGGCAACGCGTAGCACCGCGCCTAAAAAAGTGCGTCTGACGAAGACACAAGTAGCGTTAGCCAAGAAATTTGGTCTAACACCGGAGCAATATGCAAGAGAAACTTTAAAATTGGAGAACGCAAATGGATAATAGATTAGACCGTGAACAAGATACAAGAGATGATTTTCAAAGACCTGATAGCTGGAAACCTGCATCATTATTACCTGAATTTAAAAAGGTACCTGGTTGGGCTTATCGTTGGATTCGTACTAGTGTTATGAACGAGGCTGATAATCTAAATGTATCCTCCAAAATGCGTGAAGGATGGGAACCCGTTAAATTAGCGGACCACCCTGAAATGAAGTTAATGGTCGACCAAAATTCCCGTTTCAAAGACGGTGTTGAAATTGGTGGCTTATTACTTTGCAAGATCCCAGAAGAGTTCGTTGCACAACGTAAGGCTTATTATGCTAAACAATCACAGCAGCAAGCCGATGCAGTTGACAACAGCTTTATGAAACAGAGTGATCCTCGTATGCCTCTCTTTGCAGAGTCAAAAGCAACGACTTCATTCGGTAAAGGTAAATAATATAAACTTATAAGGAGAATAAAATGGCATATCCAACCATTAACAGTCCTTACGGTTTTCAACCAGTTAATCGTTATGACGGTATTCCGTACGCCGGGGCAACTTTACAGATCCCAATCGGCGCTGCGTACAATACTCCAATCTATAACGGTTCTTCAGTTAAAATCGTACAGAACGGTACAATTGAATTATCAGGGGCTACAACTTCCGGTACTATTATCGGTGTTGCAACAGGCTTCCAATATACTAATTCATCAGGCCAAACAGTTCAAGCTCAATACTACCCAGGTACTAGTGTTACTAATGCTATTGCTTATGTAGTTGTTGATGCATCAGCTGAATTTAAAGTATCATTAACAGTTTCAGGCGCTCCTACAGTAGTAGTTGGTGCTAATGCAACTATTGTTGGTACAAACTTAGCTGAAATTCAAAACGGTACTGGCTCAGCAACAACAGGTAATGCACAATCATCATGCGTGATCCCTGCTAACGGTGCTGGATCAACGACAACATTACCATGGAGAGTAGTCGCAGTAGTTCCAGATACAGCTTATTTATCAGGTTCTACAGTGCTTTATCCAGAAGTACTTGTTAAAATTAACAACCCACAGTTAACAGCCCTTACCGGCGTTAATTACGTAGCTTAACTAAGGAGAATAAAACATGGCTATTTCACGTGCACAGCTCCTAAAAGAGCTATTACCAGGACTTAACGCGCTATTCGGTTTAGAGTACAAGCGTTATGGCGAAGAACATAAAGAAGTTTATGAAACAGAGACTTCAGAGCGTTCATTTGAAGAAGAAACAAAACTT